GACTTTGTTGACCTGATTGACCTCTACCCGCGCAACGTGGACATTCCGAACTTCAAGCTGTTCATCGTTGACGAGGCGCAGGACCTGACACCGCTGCAGTGGGAGATGGCCGAAGCCATCGCGGACAGATCAGAACGGGTGATCTACGCTGGCGATGACGATCAGGCGATCCACGCGTGGACGGGGGTCGAGGTCCAACGGTTCATGTACGCATCCAGCACGTTTGAGGTCCTGTCGCAGTCGTACCGAGTTCCGAGGGCCGTGTACGAAGTCGCGAACAGGATCGTCAACCGAATCCGGAGCCGTGTGCCGAAGGAGTACTACCCTACGGACGAGGAGGGGTCCTACACGCATCACATGACCATCGACACGATCCCGTTTGAACGCGGATCTTGGACGGTGATGGCCCGGACGAACAGCGCGTTGACGATGTTCCGGGACTGGTTTGAGTCTTCGGGATACCTCTACAGCGTCAAGGGGAACCAGTCTCTGCGTGTCAAGTTGGCCGAGGCGATCAAGTCTTGGCGTACCCTTCAGGAAAACGGATCGCTCGACGTTTCGTCCATCAAGAATCTGTATGAGAACCTGCCAAAGCAGGGGCCTGCTGCGGCGCTGCGCCGGGGGTCTGGTGTGCTTCTGGATGCGGCTGACCCAATGGGTCAGTACACCTACGATGATCTGGCGCGCGAGTACGGTCTCTTGGCTCCCAAGCACCAAGATGCGCTGTCCGTGATCAAGATGACGGACGACGAGCGTCTTTACATCGCTGCTCTGGAGCGTCGTGGGGAGAACATCTTTGCCGAGCCGCGCATCAAACTATCGACGATGCACTCGATGAAAGGGGGTGAAGACGACAACTGCGTCGTGTATCTTGGAACCACGCAGGCATGCGCCAACAGCCCCGATCAGGATGACGAACACCGCGTCTTCTATGTTGGCGTGACGCGTACCCGCAAAAACCTCCACATCTTGGACACAGACCGCAAGTATAGGTACGACATATGAAACGGGCAGAAATTCTCGACACCGCGAAGCAGTACGTCACAAAGGACCGAGCTGCCGATCATGGCAACATGGAAGACAACTTCCGCACCATTGCCGAGTACTGGACCATCTACCTTGGCATCGAGGTACACCCCGCTGATGTTGCCGTGATGATGACGCTGCTCAAGGTTGCGCGCATCAGCAGCAACCCAAAGCATGTAGACAACTGGGTGGACGGCTGTGGCTATTTGGCCTGCGGAGGGGAGATCATGGATGCGGCAACCTGACCTCTTCGAGGACGTCGAGGTCGACTGGTTCATGCCGTCCGAGTACCCGGATCTGACCGGGTACAAGCAGATCGCCGTGGACCTTGAGACCTACGACCCGAACCTGACTACTCTTGGTCCTGGGTGGGCGCGCAACGACGGCTACATTGTCGGGGTGGCTGTAGCCGCAGGCGACTACTACGGCTACTTCCCCATGCGCCACCAGAATGGCCACAACCTCGACCCCAAGATGACCATGCGGTGGCTGCAGAAGCAGATGGCCACGCCGCACATCGACAAGATCATGCACAACGCCACCTACGACGCCGGGTGGCTGCGAGCTGAGGGGGTCAATATCGAGGGCCGGATCATCGACACGATGATCACAGGCGCCATCGTCGACGAGAACCGCTGGTCCTACAGCCTCAACAACCTCGGCAAGGACTACGTCGACATGCGCAAGGACGAGAGGCTCCTGCGCGCTGCGGCGAAGGAGTGGGGGTTCGATCCCAAGAGCGAGATGTGGCGTCTGCCGCCAAAGTACGTCGGCGGCTACGCAGAGCAGGATGCCGTCCTGACGCTGAAACTATGGGAGCGCCTGCGCATCGAACTCGATCAGCAGGACCTCTGGAACATCTGGAACCTCGAGACCAGCCTCATCCCGCTCATGGTTGAGATGCGGGCGCGCGGTGTCCGTGTCGATCTGGACGGGGCAGAGCGGGCGCAGGCGGCGTTGCGTCAAAGGACCAAGTACCTACGTGAGATGATCAAGGACAAGAGCGGCGTGGACATCGATCCTTGGGCCAGCGCCTCTGTGGCCAAGATGTTCGATGCCCTCAACCTCGAGTACCCCAAGACCGATAAGGGCGCTCCGTCTTTCACGAAGCAGTATCTGAACGCGCACCCGCATTCTTTGTGCCGCGCTCTGGTGAAACTGCGGGAGTTCGACAAGGCGGACGGGACCTTCATTGAGACGATCATGCGCCACGAGCATAAGGGGCGCATCCACACCGAGTTCCACCAGCTGCGCAGCGACGACGGTGGCACGGTGACTGGTCGGTTCTCGTCCTCATCGCCAAACCTCCAGCAGATCCCGGCCCGTGATCCGGAGATCAAGGCCCTGATCCGAGGGCTGTTCCTCCCGGAAGAAGGATGCCGGTGGGGGTCTTACGACTACTCGTCCCAAGAACCTCGGCTCTTGGTCCACTGGGCTGCGAGCCTGCCTGATGGGATGAAGCACTCGATGGTGGATGACATCGTCAGGCGCTATCACACCGAAGATGTCGACCTTCACCAAATGGTGGCCGATCTGGCAGGCATCAGCCGCAAGCAGGCCAAGGTTGTGAACCTCGGCATCATGTATGGCATGGGCAAGGCAAAACTGGCCAACCAACTGGGCATTTCGACGGAGGAGGCGGAGACGCTCCTTGCCACGCACCACGAGCGCGTCCCCTTCGTGAAGGGCCTGGCCGAGGTGGCGTCACAGCAGGCCGAGAAGTACGGGTCGATTCGCACGCTTCTCGGCCGCAAATGCCGGTTCCACCTGTGGGAGCCGAAGTTCGGTTACAACAAGCCGCTGCCTCTGGAGGAAGCCCGCAAGGAGTATGGTTTGGCGCTACGTCGGGCGTTCACCTACAAGGCGCTCAACAAGCTGATCCAAGGTTCAGCGGCCGACCAGAACAAGCAGGCTATGGCAGATTGTCACAGGGAGGGCCTAGTTCCGATGCTCACGGTCCACGATGAGCTTTGTTTTTCAGTGGAAAGTGGCGTGCAGTCGGAACGGATCACGGACATCATGGAGAATGGACTTGGGCACGTCCTCAAGGTACCATCCAAGGTAGACGTGGCACTTACGAGCAACTGGGGAGAAGTCGATTGAAGCAGGAGTTCAAATCGCTGGGGATCAAGGACATGCACCCCATGCAGATCGAGGCCCTCATCAACTTCATCGGCCTTGCGCTGGACATGGCGTCCCAGTTTGAAGGCGACGAGGCCCTTGAACTGGTCGAGGAAGAGGCAGACAACCTCATCCGCCTGCTTGGCGGCAACGGCGTCAAGGTTCAACTCAAGGTGGAACTCGATCAGGGAGACTGACGCGCTTGAATAGCCGCGTTTTTCGCCGCATCAATCGGGTTGCTCCCAAGAAGTTCCGCAGGCCGCGCGCGTGGGGCCGTCGCCCCCGCACCCGTCCCACCACCGAAGACCGGACGTAGCCGAGGCGGCGGCGTGAACTGGAACGTCGGCGCTGCGGAGGGTGCGGGCATTTGCGGTAGGTTCTGCGGAACCTGAGGGACACTCTCTTCTGCCGCCTGAGCCCCTTGCGAAACGCCTTGCGCAGAAATTTGCCCAGCGATTTCCCAAGCAGTTTCGAGTGCCCGCCCAACTTGATCGTAGTCTACCCCTTCGCCAGGACGAACGCCTGTGGGACGTGTGACAAGTTTGAGGAAGGCCTTTGTCCGCAGTAGCTTCGACATGGCCAAGATTGCCCCTGCCGTGGTCAGTGTGGCAAACGGAGCCGTCACAAGACCAACCACACCAAGAGAGCTTGCAATGGTCGCAGGGGCCAGAGCACCAAGCCCCTTGATCGGATCGTTTGAGGCGATGCGGGAGAACCTTGCCAGGCTGTACAGGCCATCGACCACGTCAGATCCGAGCAATTCGTTCAGTGTCGCTCGCCCATAGCCGTTCAAGGCCTTCTCGATGGCGGCGGCGTTCTTCCCGGAGAAGACTGCCTCAACGAAATCATCTCCCGGATCGGCAGCCTTCGCGAGAATGTCACGCAGCGCCAAGTCTCGGACGGTCTCCATTGTGGGCGACTGGTCCCCCAAAATGTCCTTCGCGGCCTTGACCGCGCTCACGTTGTTCGGCTTCAGCACCGCGTTCAGGACACGGTTGGCGTCTCCGTCAGCTGCGGCCTGCTCTAGAACTCGCAGCAGGTTGATCCCCTTCAAATCCGCGACCTGTTGCGTCAGCGCATTGATGGCCTGCAGTTGGTCCGTGATGGGCATGCCAGACAGGCGGGACAGGTCTTGGTTGGTGATGTTCCTACCCAACGTGGCCATGTCCTTCAGTGCGCGCTGCACCTCAGGGAATTGATCGCCGAAGAGAGCACGAGCGGTACTGCCCAGCCCATTGATCTTCTCCGCAGCCTTCTCCGCCGACACGCGGCCAAGCGCGTCACGGCTCTCCGTGAAGATCCGGTTTAGGTACATGCCTGCGATCTGACGGCGGACAGCCTCGCGCGTTTCGACACCTTGCCCACGGGCCTGTGCAATCCGCTGCCCGAAGCGCAGTTTTTCGTTATAGAGCTCGGTGTAGTACCCCTTCAACGGATCGTTATCCGGAAGGGATGCCACAATGTCGCGAAGGGGACGAGTTGTGCCATTTGGCTGCGGGATCTGGACGTCAGGAACCACATCCGTCAGGGCGGCAGGAGGTTCAAGGGCCGCGCGCCCAGACGGTACAACCGAGTTCAGGAACCGGCGGATGCCTTCTGCGTTGTTCGGGACCAGAAGACCGAAGTTTGGGTTGACGATGTCTTCCGGGTTGAAGTTCGTGTTCTCGCGGAACTTGCGGAACAGGTTCTCCGACTGGACCTGCTTGAACCGATCTATGCCGCTCGTGTAGAACCTCTGCGCCTTGCGAAGAAGATCAAACCCTTCACGCATCTGCGCAAACTCGGCCTTGGACATGAACTGGCCATTGGACCTGCGCAGAGGCCCCTTCGCCGTCACAATGCCTGCGGCAAGCGCCTCTGTTTCTCTGAAGGCATCTTGCACCGATCCAGTCAGCCGTGTCAGCATGGCCTTGTCCACTGCGCCTACAAGGCTCGGGTCAAAGGACGCTTGGTTCAGCATCGTGCGCAAGCTGTTCGCCGTGTAGATGTCGACGAAGGACGGCATGCCGCTGACAAACTTTCCGAAGCTGGTGTTTTCGATACCCAAAGCAGGGTTGTCCCTGACAATTT